CGTAAAACTGGTGGCGTGGTTGAAGTTTACCAACAAATGTCAGACGGAACCCTTGGCACAAAACTTGAAGAGTATAAAGATTTTGGTGCTCGTGATTCAGTAATGAAGATGTTTGAGAATACTGGTCTAGGTCAAGCATACATTGATTCTCTTATGTCAACTATTGATAAGGTTTATGAAGAGAACATCATGCCAACTGATGCTCAAGTTCTTAATAGTATTTATAATAGCGAGGCTTATAAGACTCGGTTTGCAGCTAATGAAACAATTAAAAAGCGTATGGCTGATGGTAAAGGAAGACCTGGAGATAAGCTTCTTACACCTTATGAGTATATTCAAACTGAAAAAGCCTATGAAGAAATCTTAAGAGAATCTGGACTTCCTACAGGATTTTATGATCAACAAGAAGATTTTACTAATTTTATTTCTATGGGCGTAAGTGCAGCAGAATTAACTGATCGAGTTAACATAGCAAAGAATGCTTTAAACAATGCTGATGAAGGTATTAAGACAGCACTTAAAGATTACTATGGTTTAACCAATGAAGATTTAACAGCATATCTTCTTGATAAAGATAGAGCAATGAACTTAATTGACTCTAGGTTTAAATACACAACCGAAGAAGCCAAGAAGATGTATACCGCTGCAGAAATTGGCGGGGCTGCGGTCAGATGTCTGATAAAGCATTCTCTGAAGAAATCTACGCTGCTGGTAAATCAGGTCAAGCCGAGGCTGCATTCCAGTCTGCTGCTACACAGCAAAAAGATTATCAAAGACTTATGGGTCTATATGGTGAAACAGGTGACGCACAGGATCTTGCTCGTGAAGAACTTGCACTTTCTGGTGGCACCGATGTGACCGCAAAGAAAAAGAGACTTGCATCTAAAGAACGTGCAATCTTCTCACAGAAGTCTGCAATTGATACGACATCTTTAGGACGTCGTAATAAAAAAGCTGACGTATAACTAGTTTCCGTTCCTGACCGACCAGCCCAGGTAACGCGTATCAGTCTGGTAGTCATCACGTCTACGAATCACTTCCCCTGGTGAGGAGTACGTGTGGTGCAAACCCGATGAGGGTCCAATCAACTAATAGGGAGAAAACACAATGGCAGAATATACAGAGTACGAATTTGAAGATGACTCTTCAGATTTTGGCACTGATCTAGTAAAGAAACTACGTAAACAAGTTGACTTACTTTCCAAAGAACTTAAGGAAAGAGATCAAGTTATTGAAGAGTTTCAAACTTATAGTCACGAAGCTTCAGTAGGAGAGATCTTAGAAAGCTTTGGACTAAATCCAAGAATCGCTCAGTTTATTCCATCGGATATTGAAGCCGACGAGGATGCAGTTTCTGAATGGTTAACTGAATACGGCGATGCTTTTGGAATTACTGCCGTTGAAGAATCAGAGGCTGGTTATGAACCAGACGCTGACGCTCAAGCATTTGAGCAAATATCAGACTTTGAGAATGGTGATATTGATCCAAGTGTGGGTCAAGACATTTCTTCCTTGATTGCTAACGCATCAAGTCCAGAGGAATTAACCAACTTCTTAAGACGCTGATAGTCCATATCAACCCCCTAATAGAAGGAAATTATGCCTACTACACCAGCAACGTCAACAACGACATCAACAATGTCGAACTTGATCCAGACGGCGTATGATAAGTATATCGAGTTTAACCTTCGCTCAGAACCAATGTTCCGCAAGTTTGCGGACAAGCGTCCTGTCGATGTAACAAACCCAGGTAACACTGTCATATTCCAGGTTTACACAGACCTATCTCGTGCTACTTCAGCACTAACCCAGACACAAGATCCAGATGCAGTACAGTTGAACAACACCAACAAAGTACAGGAACAACATCTGCCGATGAGTCAGTACTTAACGGACAAGATGTATCTTCATCTACTTCAGCAGCATACATCACTGCAGCACTTGGTCGCCGTGGCGTAGCCAAGCTACGTGGTGCATCTGTATCACCTCGTGATGGTGGTTTCTATACAGCACTTATCCACCCAGATGTGTCTTATGACCTTCGTTCAGAAGCACAATCAAGCGGATCTGCTGTATGGCAGTTGCCACACACTTACACCGAAGCAGGTGTAGGTAACCTATGGACAGGTGAAATTGGAATCTACGATCAGATTCGTTATATCGAAACTCCTCGTGCTGAGTCCGTTTCAGGTTCAGGTACATCAAAGGTTTATGCAACTGTTCTTCTTGGTAAGCAAGCTCTTATCGAAGCAGTTTCATATGAGCCAAAGACTGTTATCGGTCCAGTGACTGATAAGTTGATGCGTTTCCGTCCAGCAGGATGGAAGGCTCTGATTGGTTGGAACATCTTCCGCCCAGAGGCTCGCTATGTAATTAAGACTAAGTCAAGCATCGCTGCTTAGTTTATCGAAGAGGGGCTGGCAACAGCCCCTCTTCACCTACTAAAAGAGAGAAGATAGATATGCCAATGATAGAAGGTAAGAAGTTTCCATACACTAAAAAGGGTATTGCTGCAGCAAAGAAGGCTTCCATGAAGCACGAAAAAACTGAAGGCAAGATGGAAAGAGAAGTTGAATACGGCAAGAAAAAGATGGGCGTTAAGAAACCTAAAGTAAAGAAGAAGTAAATGGATTCAAGATTAAAACGAGCAGGGGTGTCTGGCTTTAATAAGCCAAAGAAGACTCCAAGTCATCCTACTAAATCGGTAAGAGTGTAATTAAGAATAATGGAACATGGTCAACAGTTATTGTTCCTAAAGATAGTGATCTTGCTACATATGAACGTGTATTACGTGGCGGATACGACAATGTTATTACAGACGCTGAGGCTGCTGAGCTAACAGCAGCAGGTTATGGAGATTACATCTGGGATGAGTAACTGTAGATCTGGTTGTAAGACCCAAGACCACGCTAACTGGGGCGAATGTGCCAGAGCAGCAAATTTTAGTATTACGGATCCACTGGCTAATGCGGTATCTAAGCAAGCCAATTCAGAATTAGATGCATATAGAAATGCTAGGAAACAAGGTATCCAACCTAGGTCTACAAAAATGCATGACGTAAAGGCTGCTGTTATGGCATCCGATAAATTAGGAAAGGCGGTTCAAGCATAATGGCTACGTTAAATCAGTTAACAGAGCAAACGCTTGGTGAGATTAATGGCTATGTTCGCAACCAAGAATCGTTAACTTATGCAACTAACGTTGTAGATTCTGACGATTTGTCTATTACCGTTGATGATGCATCCTCTATAAGCAAGGGTATTATAGAGATCGATGATGAACTTATTTATGTAAAGAAGTCAATCGCAGCAAGCGGTACCCTTCAAGTGCTTGGAACTGCAGCAAATCAAGTAGGTCGTGGCTGGAGAGCAACTACTGCTACAAGTCATGTATCTGGTTCAGTAGTTAGAAACAACCCGCTATTTCCTAGAACTCAAGTTAAAAGAGCAATCCTCGAAACAATTAAAGGAATGACATTTCCTGTCATATCCAATGAAACATTTACTTTTAATGGTAGTGATTATTCATATGTAATGCCAGATTCTTTAGTAGATATTACTGGAGTATCTTGGGAACTGCCAGATTCTACAGGAGTCTGGGCTTTAATTAAGCGTTGGAGATTAGATACCAACTACTTAAATGGAGCAGCAACTGGTCAAGCTTTGATTTTAAATGAAGCCCCAATGCCTGGTCAAACAGTTCGTGTTCAATATACAAAATATCCAACAACCATTACTGATAACCAAGAGTTAACAGTGAGTGGTTTACCTTCATCATGCGAAGATGTAGTTCGTCTTGGTGCCATGTATCGCCTGTTATCAACAGTTGATCCAGGTAAGGTAATTGCTACATCAGTATCTGCTGATGCTTTGGATCAACCAGTATCTGCTGGTGCTTCAACAAACACAGCAAAATATATTTTCCAGCTTTACACTGTTCGTTTAGCAGAAGAAATATCAAAACAGCAAGCCAACTTCCTTAACACTATCCAGTACTCGAGGTGATGAATGCCAACACAAGCACGTTACTATAGTTCGAATGCAGCCAAGACAACCCTTGCTGCATCGATCAGCTCATCAGCAACAAGCTTAACGCTTGCTGCTGCAAGCAACCTACCCGCACAGTATCCATATACTCTTATTCTTGAGAAGGATACAGCGAATGAAGAGGTAGTTGAAGTCACCAGTTTGGTAGGTTCTGCCTACCAGATCACTCGTAACATTGACTCATCAGGTGCTAAGGCACACGCCTTTGGTGCTAACGTTGAGCACGGTGTATCGGCTCGAGACTTTACTGAGTCTCGCCAACATGAAGTTGCAACAACAGATATCCATGGTGTTACTGGAGATATCGTAGGTACTGGTGGAGCACAAACATTAACTGGTACTAAGACATTATCTGCAGCAATTATCACTGCTGCTGGTACTCTTAATATGGCTACTAACCGTATTACTAATGTGCCTACTACCCCAACCAGTTCTACTGATGCTGTTAACCAAGCGTATGTAACCAGCATTTCTGGATCTGCTGCAGCAGCAGCAGCCAGTGCAACTGCAGCAGCAACTAGTGCAACTAGTGCTGCCACATCCGCAACATCAGCAGCCACAAGCGCATCTAGCGCAGCAACAAGTTTTTCTTCAGCAGCAACCCAAGCAACCGCAGCAGCCACCTCAGCAACTTCCGCTGCAGCATCTGCTACCGCTGCTGCAACATCGGCAACATCGGCAGCAGCATCTGCTAGTGCAGCAAATACATCACAATCTAGTGCGTCTACATTTGCTACCAGTGCTGAAACCTCAGCATCATCTGCTGCAACTAGTGCTACTAGCGCAGCAAACTCAGCCACGGCAGCAGCGTCATCTGCGACAGCAGCAGCAAGTTCTGCTACTGCAGCAGCCACATCTGCTACTAGTGCATCTAACTCTGCAACATCAGTTGCTGGTCAGGTAGCCTCTGGTCTTGTTCGTGATATGGGTGTTATTACAGATACTGATACAAGTACTGGTACATGGATTTCATTATCATCATTACAAACAAACACACAATCTTCTGCAACGTCAGCAGCAATTAGTGCATCATCGGCTGCTACGTCAGCATCTAGTGCTGCATCATCTGCAAGCATTTCAGTATCTTCTGCTGCTACTGCGGTTTCATCCGCAGCAACTGCAGTAACTTCTGCTGCACAAGCAGCAACCAGTGCTACATCCGCAGCGACAAGTGCCACCTCTGCTGCTAACTCTGCAACTACAGCAAGTACATCTGCTGGTCAGGCTGCTACTTCTGCTGCTTCCGCAGCAACAAGTGCAACTGATGCTGCTACATCAGCAGCGAGCGCAGCAACTAGTGCAAGCTCGGCTGCCACCTCAGTTGGATCTGCTTCTACATATGCAAGCAATGCATCCGTAAGTGCAGCAAGTGCTGCCACTAGTGCATCTAGTGCATTGACATCACAGTCATCAGCAGCAACATCAGCTTCTTCCGCTGCCACATCCGCTGCTTCCGCAGCGACCAGCGCAACCTCCGCTGCATCATATGTTCCTTCAATCACTGGTAACGGTGGTAAGTATCTAACTACAGATGGAACATCTGGAACTTCTTGGGGTGTTGTTGATGCCTTACCTTCACAAAGCGGTAATGGTGGGAAGTATTTAACAACCAATGGAACCTCAGCAACTTGGGGAACTATTACAACAGATCCAATACCAGATATCTTAATGATGATGGGAGCATAAGATGGCTGCATTTGCATTACAACTACGTCGAGGAACTACATCAGAACACTCGGCATTTACAGGCTTGGTTGGTGAAGTAACAATCGACACCGACAAAGACACTATCGTCGTACACGATGGCGTTACCGCTGGTGGAATCCCACTAGCAAAAGCATCAGAGGCAGGCTCTGGTGGCTTAGATCCATTTCTACTCATGGGAGCATAAACAATGGCATACAAAGTACTAGGTCGTAAAGCTGCTGCTGCCACCACTGCCGAAGAATTATACGCAGTACCTTCTGGTTCTTCAGCCGTAGTGTCAACAATCGTTGTAGCAAATCGTTCTGCTGCTGCAAAGTCATACCGCATTGCGGTTAAGCCAGCAACAGGAACAACATTAGCAAACGAACATTATCTTGCATACGACATCGCAATTGCAGCTAATGATTCAACTGCGTTAACACTTGGCATTACCCTTGCATCAAGTAACGTTATCGTTACTTATGCATCTGCTGCTGATCTTACATTCACAGCATTCGGTTCAGAACTTTAATTAACTAAGGAGAGTATCCATGGCAATATCACGATTTAGCAATTCAACTGTTGCTAATGGGTTTCCCAAGTATCAAAGGTTTTGGGATCAAAGTGCTGTAGAAATATTAAGTAGCTATGAATCTATTGCTACATATACTGTTCCTGCTGGTGGTGGTGTAAGCACGGTTGACTTTACTTCAATACCATCAACTTATACTCATTTACATATAAGAGGTATTGCTCGCTCGACCTTTAGTGGATATGGAGATACCACAGTTTTCATACGCCTTAATTCAGATTCAGGTGCTAATTATTCTTGGCACAGATTATATGGGTATGCATCAGTTGGTGGTGATACATCTATAAGCGCAACTGCTGGAATAGCGGGTATTACTGCTAGAGATAGTGAACCTTCTGGTTTAAGATCACCACTTATTGTTGATATATTAGATTATAAAAATACAAGTAAGTATAAACCTATTCAATCTTTTGCAGGTGCAGATTTTAATGGCTCAAATTCTATTTTCTTTTCATCTAGCAACTGGCGTAATACAAATGCAGTTACTTCTATAACTCTTTATACTGCTAGTAATCTTGCTCAATATTCATCTTTTGCACTCTATGGAATTAAAGGAGCATAATGCCAAAAACATATGAAGCAATAGCAACCAATACTTTGGGTAGTACAACAACAACTTTAACATTTTCTTCAATTCCATCAACCTATACCGACTTAGTTATTATTGCTAATCTTGGGTCAGTCAGTGCAGGAAATGTACAAATTCAATTTAATGGAGATACTGCAACCAATTACAGTGCAGCAATTATGTACACCACTGGGGCTGCAGCAGGTGCAGGTGCCTACGCTAATCTAGCCTTTGCTTATGGATTGCCAGGTGCTGCTTCTTTACCTTCAACTATAAGTTCTAGTGGAATAATCAATATAAATAATTATTCAAATACTACAACTTGGAAAAATACTTTATGCCGTTACGGAAATTCTAATCAAGAATCAACTTGTTTTGTTGGAACTTGGAGAAATACTGCTGCAATAAATTCAGTAACTTTATCTTCTTACTCAGGTGCTTATTTAACTGGTTCAAGTTTTACACTCTATGGGATTCAAGGAGCATAATGGCAACTACATATACACTTATTAACTCAACAACATTGACAAGTGGAACATCTGTTTCTTTTACTTCTATACCACAAACATATACAGATTTAGTAATGTTAATATCTGCAAAATCCACCTATACAAGTGGTGGTGGTTCTATGTCTTTTACTATAAGTTTTAATTCAAATGGTAGCAACTACAATAGTAGGTCATTACAAATGTATGCGAGTTCAAGCATAGCAAATAATACTGATACCACTCAAACACTTGGTGGAATAACAGGTGGATTTATTCGTGGTATTGCTACTACTTCATATAGTGCAACTACAAGCACTTATAGTAACTCTAAAATATACATACCAAGTTATACTTCAAACAATAATAAATCATTTTGGGCTGAGTGTACAGCCGAAGATAATGCAGGTTCAGGAACTTCAGCAAACTCTATTGTTATGCACGCTGGACAATGGGCAAATTCTGCTGCAATTACTAGTATTGAATTTGGATTAGAACTTGGTACTTTTGTATCACCTTCTACTTTTTATCTATACGGCATAAAGAACTCATAAGGAGAAATAATGGGAATCCGTAGTTTATCAGCTGCCAGTATTTCTACTGGCGCAAAGCGATCTAAGTTCTGGGATCAGAGTTCAGTACTCGTACCTGACGCTTATGAATCTATTGCTAGTGTTTTAGTTGGCGCAGGTGGTGCAACCAGTATTACATTTACTGATGGTGGTGCTTGGGCTCCTTACAAACATTTACAGTTAAGAATCCTTGCTCGATCAGATAGAGGTATTAGTACCGATACAATAATATTGGGTTTTAATAATAATACAACTTCAAGTAATTATGCTTGTGGTAGTTATTATGCGGATGGCGCAAGCGTAACTTCATTCTATGAATCTACTTCTGCACCTAACAGTTTTACTGGTATAAGAACGGCTACCATACCAGCAGCTACTGCTCAAGGTACGGTTTTTGGTGGGCAAACTATTAATATTTTAGATTTTGCAAATGCTAATAAAAAACCAAGTGCTAGAGGTCAAGGTGGTTATACCACTAATAATAATAGCGGTAAAGAAGTTATACTTTGGGGTGGTCTATACAATAGCACAGGGGCAGTTAGTTCTATAAAAGTTTACCCTTATGGTGGATCTACTTTAGTACAACATTCTCGAGTTTCTCTTTACGGAATTAGGGGATCATAATGCCATCAACATATGAAAAAATTGCAACTACAACTCTCGCTACTGCTTCAACTATAATTACTTTCTCCTCAATCCCAAATACTTTTACTGACTTAATTGTTGTGGGAAAGTCAAATCAAACCACTGGTGGAGCAGCTAGTTTTTGGATGAGATTTAATGGTGACAGTGCCAATAACTATGGCTTGATAAGATTGTATTACAACGGTACGGGTTCTCCTGGAACTGATTCCAGCAATAGTAATAGTGGTTATGCAGGAATTATTGATTCTGGAAGCATTGATGATGGTAGTACTTTTGAATATCAAATATATGATTACTCTAATACTACAACATATAAGACTTCAGTTTGTAGAACTGATAATGGATCAAGCGGTGTCTATCAATCTGTTTATGCTCACTTATGGCTAAACACTGCTGCGATTAATTCGATTACAATAGAGGCTTCAAATTCTATGGTTGTTGGTACAAGCTTTACTATCTACGGAATAAAGGCGGCATAATGGCAACTTATAAATTAATCTCAAGTTACACCGTTGGTGCTGGTGGAGTAAATCAAATTGATTTTACTTCTATACCTCAAACCTATACAGACTTACTGCTGGTTTGGAGTTTAAGAACCAGTCAAGGTGGCGGTGTAATAAATGTACAGGTAAGAGCAAATGGAGTAAGCACTACCACGTACCGAAATAAAATGATGAGATCATATAACAATAGTACTAGTTCCGCACAAGGAACTGAACTATACTGGGAGTATAATTATGCCCAGCCTTCAAGTGCTACCGCTAATGCATTTGCTTCAAGCCAATATTATTTTAATGATTATACAAACGCTAATCAAAAAAAATCAGGAAACTCTGTAGGAGTTTTAATTGATACTGGTAGCTCCAATACTCATTTAAACTGGAACTCTAATTCTAATCATACTATTACGGATCCAATTACTAGTTTAAGTATTAGAAATGGCAATACCATTACTGATACTTATGTGCAACATTCATCAGCATACCTATACGGTATATCTAACGCATAACAAACAACGAAAGGAAATACAATGCCAACTAAAGTAATCGTAGACTGCTCTACTGGAGTTACTACTGAGGTTGAATTAACCGCAGAGGAAATTGCTCAACGAGAAGTAGATGCAGCAGCATTTGCTATTGAGCAAGCCGAACGAGAAGCAGAGGCAGCAGCTAAGGCTGCAGCTAAGCAAGCAGCACAAGATAAATTAAAAGCTCTTGGTCTATCAGATTCTGAAGTTGCTGCCATCACAGGCGGTATCTAATGAAGTTATCTAAGAAGCAAGTAGCAGCAATCAAGTCATACCTACGTGCAGTGCTTGCATCTGCGATTGTATTAGGTATTGCTTTGCTTACAGATCTTGCTCCACAGTATGCAGTTCTTATTGGTGCTGCAGCT